CACACATATATGTTCAAAGAAAAAATCGTAGAAGGACTCAGGGCGAAATCTGAAATAAAGCGTTTCGGGCTGAGTAACGAGGCTATTGATCGGATTGCCTCAGCGAGAGAAAAGACGATCACAGAAGAGTCCCAGGTTGAAGCAGCCCTTACGGACGCAGAGACCATGAGGCTCGTTGCCGAGGAGTTGATGAAGCATCGCGACCAGGAAATCACTAAGAGGACCGAGACGCAGAGTGCTTTTGACGCTTACAAGGCGAATCATCCGGAGGGTAATTCCGGGAGTGGTACTGGCAGTGGCAGTGGCTCCGGCCACGGCGACAGTGGTTCTGGCCATGGCGACATCGCCGCCATCGTACAGGCCGCAGTAGCAGCAGCAGTCAAACCTCTCCAGGACAAGATCAACGGATTCGAGTCGAATCAGTCAGCGAAACTCGCTCTTGAAACCGCGAAGGCCAAGTTCTTTGGCGGCGATTACGCCAAGAAGTACAAAGACCAGGCCGAAGACGCATGGGAACGGGCGGTTGAGATGAATGAGGCGACCGGAAGCAAGAAGAATGCCGACCAACTCTTCGAGAGCGCCAGCGGCTATTTCACGAAGGCTGTTGCCAGAATTGGCGTGGATACGAGCAAGCCCTTTGTGGCTGACCCGGACCCTGAGCACAAGGTTGGCACGACCGACTGGAAGGCTGAGGCTGCTCGCCAGAAGGCGCGTCATGGCATCAAAGAACCTGCTTCACAACAGTAGTTTTTAACCAATTAACCTTTCACGAAAATGGGAAGCAATTTAGGAAACGTCCATTTCAAGCCGGTCGTAACCAAGTATCCCGCCGAACGGATGCCTGTTTGGATCGAGGTGAAAGAGCGTAAACTTGCCGGTGGTACCGTCAGCCTGATCGGTCTGCCCAAGGGCACGCAGATTCCTCTCGCCCTTCCGGTTTACCTGCCTGTGATGGGTGGTAGGGCTATTTTCCTGGACTCCTACGAGGTTCAGGAGGCCGTGACCGCCGCATCCACCTCCATCAAACTGAAAGGAACCAATAACGCCGTTCCCGAGGAAGGTTTCATCCTCGGTATCCTGAACGATGCTGGCAACGGCCTGACCAAGGCCGCTGCTCTTGGCGCATACGACGCCGAGAACGGTTCCTTCGCCATCGAGGCCAACGCCCTCGGTGCTCTCAACAAGGGTGACAAACTGTACGTGGCCAAGGCCGCTGGCAGCAATGTTGCTCTCCAGAAGCCTACCGGCCTGTCCTGGCGTGAAATCTACGTCAGCAACGATGGCGCCTACGCTGGCACTGTCGCTGTCGTGACCAAGGGACAGATCCTTGGCGACCGCATCCCCGAGATGCTGGACTTCTACAAGGATGCCCTCACCGGTATCACCTTTGAATACGAGAACGAATAATAGGAGAAAAGAATTATGGCTCACAAGTACAATCAAGGGTTCCGCACCCTCATGGCAGAGGCCGGTATTCTTTCCGCTGAAAGTTTCGACCTCTACGTAACCGACGTTATCGGATTCGGTAACACTCAGGATATGGACCTCGACGGGTTCTCCTGGGATCCGTATTCCAGCATCACCTTCGACTTCAAGCAGTTGCTGATGTCCAACAAACTCAAGGTGATGGCCACCTACGCAGACAAGGATTCCGAGGTCATCCCTCTGGGTACCAAGGGATTCGAGATGACGGAAGGTGTCATCCCTTGCCAGAAGGCCCGCTTCTTCTGGGATTCCGACGATTACCGGAACTACCTGGACGCCCTGTCCAAGATTCAGTTCCAGAATCAGACGGCCAAGGAGTATGCTCTGGACCTCCTGTTCAACGGTCTGACCGACATCAAGAACGCCCACGAACTGTCGATGCTGTACCAGCGCGACCAGATGGTTTCCAACCGTGGCCTCATCCTGGACGCCAACAACAACCCTCGTGGTATCAAGGGTCTCGTGTTCACCTCCAACGTTCCCGAGGAGAACATCACTGTCACCGACAACATGTTCTCCGACCCTGAGAACAAGACCGCAGAGACCGCCAACCTCAGTGTTGACCTCATCGCCGTCCTCAAGAGGAAGATTCGCGCCATGGTTCGCAAGGGCTATGCCAAGAGTCAGATCATCATGGAGGTGGACGAGCAGTCCTGGCTGGACGATATGGAGCACCCTGTTGTCCGTACCCAGATTGGCTACCGCCTGCGCCGCGACCTCATCATGGCTCCGGAGAACGATGCCAACGCCCTGCGCGTAGGTAACGCCGCCGACGATGACGAGGTGAAAGCCGCCTTCGCTGCCCTCATCGGCCTGCCCCTCAAGAACATCAAGTTCAAGCAGGGCCTCACCGCCGTCGAGCGCCTGGAAGGCAAGGGCGTTAACGCCAAACTCGTCACGAAGGCTTTCCGCACCTTCAACGCCAACACCTACGTCCTCTATCCGGACGGCCCTCTGGGCACCATCAAGACCGCTATGGCCCTGCTGCCTGACGGTGACGCCATCTACGCCACCTTCTTCGAGGGTCGCGGCATCATCCAGTACGAGTACGACGTGAAAGCGAAGACTCAGGACTGGTGGTCCGAGTTCTACGGCCTGTGCGTGCCTACCCGTCCTCAGGAGATGTACTACGTCATCACCTACACCACTCCTTCCGGCTCCGGCAGTGGCAGTGGCAGCGGTAGTGGCAGTGGCACCGAGGGTGGCGCTTAACCTTTAACCGGAAGAGAGTATGAATGTCGAAGAATACCTGCGTAGTTTGGTCCCTGGGTACGATCTCCAGGCCAATGTAGTCGCTCGGTGTGCCAGAAGTCCGAAGGAGGTGGGGTTATCCCCGCTTCCTCTGGACGAAGACATCGACTACGAAGAAATAACCGAGACCGATCCGAATACCGGTGAGGAAGTGACCAAAAAGGTCGAGCGGACTGATGTTGAGTACACTATGAGGCTCGACTATGCGGCTTCTTCGATTTATTACTCCATGCTGGGTGTATTTGCTGGTGGTGGCTTCACTGAACAAGTTGGCGACGTCCGCGCTTCCCGTGGTGGCTACACTATCACCATGGCGGACCGCAAGCGGTTCAAGGACCTGGCCGACGCCCTTCGCCTTAAGTGGGGATGGGACATCGTGGCAGACGAGGCCACCAGCAGCGAAATGTACGACGCTTCGGCACTTAGACTGGGATTGTAATGGTCATCGAATTTCGAGACACTTGCGTTATCACCAGGGATAACGGTGGAAAGGACGAGTGGGACAACCCGATTGATCCCGAGATTATCTATTCCGGAAAATGCCTCTACGAGGAAGGCGGAACAGGTTATTCGAGGAGCATCATTACGAGGAGTCCTACCGTCTATCTGCCGGGTAACGATGTCATGGTGCTCATCAACGACGCCATCACGGTGACTACCGAACAGGGACGCATCGTTAAGGCTATTGCTGAGATTGTCCGCGACATCAATATGCCATGGATGGCTAATATCAAGGTCACGAGAATCGAACTGAAACAGGCACAAGGAGACTAAACAATGAGAAGACACCTGAAAGGATGGAAGAACGCAAGTGCGCAGTTCCAAAAGGAATTGCTCGCTTCGGCTGAGGGTGTCAATCGTGCTGCCCAGCAGGTCTTCATTGATGCCAATAACCGTTTCATGGACTACGTGCAGGATAACAAAGAACTCCTGCCGTACTACACTGCAAACCTGCACGACAGTATTGTATCTGTCGTTTCCCAGAGCGGTCGCGTGCTTCGCGCCGTCTATATGCCGAAAGAAGCAACCAGGCCGCAGAACGCGCCGGACAGAAAGAGGATTGTCGGTATGGAGGAGGCTATCCGTGCGGTCCGCAGAGCGGATTACCCGCGAACAGGCGTTGCATCTACACTCATTGTTGCCGTCCCTTATGCGGAGGGCGCAAATGCAACGAGCAAGCGCAGGGGATATTTGAACTGGCTCCAAAATGCTTTTGAGTCAGAAATGCGGACCAGCGTGGAAGTCCTTAAGTACGTCAAGTCTCATCCTGGCGCCAAGCCGGTGGCCGCAGCCAACAGACGATTTGCCAAATGATAAGACCATCGAAAATAAATCCGGACGTGGAACTGAGGGATTTCCTCCAGGGCCGCATCGTAGTGGGAAAGGCCGGTGGAGGGACTGAGCCGGTTGCCGTTTACGGCGACTGGGAGAGGCCCACAAACAACCTGCCCGCCGATTTTATCGTAATCTTCATCAATGGTGACGTCCATGGCGTAGGCTCGAAGGTGAACTATGCTGATGGCGAC